ATAAGGAATCGTAAGCTCAGAGCATTCAACCGCAGTTTGGAGAAAGTTAGTACGGTAACTACTTAGATGATCGTACCTTGATTTAGCGTTCATCTAATTAACCAATGTTAGTTCCGCTTGTACCCAGGTCAACATTAGTGCCAGGGGTACGATTAATACGAAGAGAAGAGATACTAGCAGTTTTACCTGGAGCTTTTTGCCGGGTACGCATTAGCGGAGTCGTGGCTTCAGCAGCAGTTTTTACTTTCATGGGAGCTTTAGAAGTCTCTGCAATCATTTGAAGTGCAGCTACTTGTTGTTTGTTAGCCTCTTCTTGGAAAGCTCGCATACGTTCTTCTTGAGCGCGACGCTCACGTTCAGCAATCTCTCGCATGGCTCCAGCTTCAGCAGCTGCCCGACGCTTTTCCTCTTCAATGTGATGCTGTGGTCTGCCTCCACACATAATTTAATCCTCTTGGGTAAGACGTGTTCGTATCCACTCCACAACACTTGCTTGACCAGACCGATACATGATCTGATTAAGCGAAGTGTCAGGAGTAGGGTTGATGGGTGGATAAAGTTCCTCTAGCTCAGCCAACAACTTTTCAACAGTCAGAAGGTTAAGCGTATTGAGGGAGGTTAGGGTTTGCATGTTCAAAGAACGCTGGCATCCGTGCTCGCTTGGTATCGGAAAGCTCAGGAGCTTTACCTTCATACATCAGGCGATCACTTGCATCCAGCCAAAATTTTTTGTTCAAATATTTATTGGAGTGTACTCCAGAAAGGGGTTGCATCACCCAATTTATAGTTGCTTTACGCAGTTTATCAAGAGAAGGAGAGACACTAAGCCCCAGCTCACGACAAACAAGGCTATTGGTAGCAACGTGAACTTGTTCATCACGACTAATGTCTGCGCTTACAGTCCTCAGTCCTGCGTCACCATTGAAACGGAAAAAGGGGAGAAGGACGAAGAAAATTGCACGTTCGGCCACCATTGCTTTGAGGACCGTGTGATCTGGATGTTCAATCCATGCATCCCTAAGTCGGATGGCTTCGGATTCAGCCTTCTCATCCACGCCCAAAGCGTTGGCGATGTAACCGAGTGCGAGATCATGCTTTTCCTCGTCCCGGATATTGGATTGTAGTAAACCCACTGACGCTGCTGGAACTTCATTCTTTAGAGCTTCATTGATAAAATCACCTACAGGCAACTCCATGTGACGGAGAGCTAAGGCACGATAGATAGTTTCTTCAGCACCTTCGACCAGTTGACCAGCAGTGGTCTGAACAGGAGTCCAGGTGCGCTTACGATTAAGGAGTTTTTGATAGGGGTTCATTCGCCGCAATTACAATCAGGAGCAGGATCATCATCTCTGTCATAGAGAATCGACTCCAGGTAGGAATCCACTTCCGACTCCTCCAGTGCGGCGTAGGCACTGGTCTTGTCTTGGGTGTCACCCATAACCTGAAGCGAGTAGTAAAGGGAGGTCTGCGGAGATTGCAGCCACTCTTCAATAAACGCTTCGTCATAGGTGATCACATCAGACCAACTATTGAAGCTGTAACCGTGAAGAAGTCCCGTAGCCTCAAGCATCCTCATGATGCCATCAGCGACTTTCTTGTAAGCCTCCCAGCCAACTTCAGACGCGATCTCAACAGGACCGTAGTCAAAGCTCTGGACACCAAACGTACCGCTGTCACGGTCCACATGGCGGGCAATAGGAGGAGCAATTTCAGGGCAGGTGGTGTACCCATCAAGGTCCGTATAGCGGTAGCTACAGGACGCTGTAGGAGCAATAGCAAAAGCTCGCTCCATCCTGTTCACCTTGGCCACTTGAGCAGCAGCTTGGATGCCAGCGTGCAGCTCATGAGCAAGGATTGATGCTGGGGTTTGTGGGTGTGCTTGCTTGGAGTTGATTGCTGCCAAGGCTTCCCCAAACTCTTTGTAGGTCACACCGGAGCGACGGAGCAGGTTAGCCAGTCCGAGCACTCCCAGACCGACCTGGCGATCCGTCTTCGGAGGGAGGTACTCTCCGCTAGCTCCAACGCCTGTTTGTCCGTGAAGGGAGCACAGCTGGGACATTCCAGTGACAAATGCACTTTGAATGTCATTGAGTTCGCACTGGCCAAGGTTGACATGTTGCAGTAGACAGGTTCCCCGTGAGGGCAGGTACACCTCCAGGCAAACGTTTCCCCGGATTCGATTTCCATTTCGATCAACCTTTGTTTTGTTCAGCCAGATGTCGCCTTGGCGGATCCCTTGAAGGACAGCCTCCTTAACTTCCGATGTCGCCACATTCCACCAATGTGGATTAATGTTGACGCAACGCTTAACCCAAGGAAGCTCAGAGCGACTAGCGGTAACAAAATCCAGGATGTCAGGATGATTAAGATCCAGGTGACACACTACAGCACCGTTCTTATAAACACCACCGCGTCGCAGGATTTCATTCAGTGTGGAGTAGATTTTGGCAAAGGAGACAGGGCCTGAAGCCACAAGGCCTTTGCCATTTTCATCGCCTTTCGGTCGGAGCTTGGATAGATGGACAGCCACGCCAGCTCCGTAGCGGAGAGCGTGGGAAACAAAACGCCAGGATGCTTCGATTCCATTTTCACCTTCCATAGTGTCTTCCACCACAAAGACAGTGCAGGAGACAGGTAGGCGGCTGGTGGGATCGTCAATCCAAGACTGCACTCGCCCAGTACGGGCGATAAGTTCTTTGGTAGCGGTAGACATTATTAAACGAGATCAGTAAGTACAGGTGGTTGGTAGTTAGGCCCTTTCAGTACCTTGCCGTCTTCACGGCGTATCGGCTGACCATCTTCTCCAAGCTTGGTCATATTGCTTTTGTGTACACGATCCAATGCTTCATCCAAATCCCAGCCAAGGTTTGCTGCGTATTGGAAGCAGACGTACACAAGGTCTGCCAGTTCTTTGAGGCACTCTTCAGAGTTGCGCTTGAAATCGATGATTAGCTGCTGCTCGGCTTCCAGAAATTCTTTGAACTCCTCAACGATCAAAGTCTTCTGCCCAGTCCGTGAAGCTGGATTCGTACTGTCTTTGACCTGGAAACTTTTCCGGAACTCCTTCGCTTGTTCGCTGATAAAGGATTTCGTTTTCAAGCTCATTTTGTAGGTAGTGGATTGCTTTGCTTAGATCTTCTATGCGGGACTCTTTGTACCCCGCTCTTGCGATATATTTGACGGCGTTGCCAAGGTGGAAGTTCAGTCCTTGGTCCCGAATAAAGTCCCAGACTTGTATGGATCCTCGTCGGTAGTAGCTTGGGCCTGTGGTGTTGGAAGGGGCCATTTTTTAATCAGGTTAGAAACGTTGTTACCAAGGACAAAACATTGACGTTGCAACGCAAGGAAGATGGTGATGATGTCTTCCTTGCGAGCTGATGGATCTTGAAGGGCATCTTCAATCTGCCGCATCTTGAACTCTTGCTCCATTGTCAGCTTGACCACTGGAGGCGGCGGTCCAAAGGATGGGTTGTTGATTGGTGAAATCGTAGTCATTTGCTTGAAGGATCTTTGCGAGTCTTGCGTTAATGAGCGCGACATCTTCCGAAAGATCTTTTTCAGCAAATGCCTTAACGACGGTCTCCCACGTTGCTCCATGTTCATCAAGTAAAGCAGCTGCTTTCTTGATACCAAGACCAGGTACGCCGGAGTATCCATCGGTTTGATCGCCCGCCATTGTCTGTATGTAATGCCAGCGTTCTCCATCTTCTTTTGTAATAGTCACTACTCCATCAGAAAGGTCGTACAGGTCGCCAGGAATCTGCCTCATGTCCTTATCAGGCGAGCAGATGATGTGGCCCTGTTCCTTGGTGGCATAGATGCCGATGGCATCGTCAGCCTCCAGTTGAGGCATGACAATTACTTGGTAATCTTCTTTGAGTTTATTGATGACCCGGCGATAGCCGCACGGCTTCTTTCTGTTTCGATGTCCTTTATACGCTGGATCAATAGATTTACGGAAGTTGACAGAATCAGAAAAGAACAGAATAGAATCATCAAAACATCCAAGGTCTGAGGCGATGGAGAGAAGCTCCCGCTGGACCATGTTGTAGGCTTCGCTGAATCGACTTGTGACAGTGATGACATCATCACCCCAGTCGATTTCTGATTCGTTGGCTGCACAGCACTTATAGACAATAAAGTCAGCATCAATCAACAGGCTCATTTGCCCTGCCCCCGACGAAGCTTCTTCGTTCCTTTTGGAAGGGATCGAGTTCCGTTGCCTTGTTTGGTGTGCTTGAATTTTGATCGTGACTCAAACTGTTTCTTTGCTAACTGAGTCTTCGATTTGGTTTTGGGTGGCATCTACGTGAGTGGATAGGTAGTCTGTCAGTCTTTCTATTGCCTCAACTAATTGGGATTTGTTCGTCACTATTTTGCCTGCTATAACCTCGTCTATTATGTTATTTAGCTGGCATCCAACTGTTATATTCTCAATAGAATGGTCGCAGTTGCCTCCGATTCCATGACGACAAACCTCCCAGGTCTCTAGTGGTCTGCCTAAGTAACATTCAAGATTAAATCTTCCGGCAACTACCCTAAACCTGTTTTTAATTCCCAGCTGTGTAGCTACTTCTTTGGGTAAGGCAATAGACTGCTTCGGTCGAAACTTTGCTCCACAATATGTATCTTGGAGCCTCCAGTATTTTGTTTTTACAGGTCTCCTGCTACCGCTGCCTTTTGTCCAGCATGTCCATACGTCTCCGTTGGCTGAGGCTCCTATGTCCTCACAAGAAGGGTGCACATAAATATCAATGGGTATCACTCCATGTATTTCCGTGCCCAGACTCTGCAGCAATTGGGATTCGCAAGTTGTAGTAAAGACCCGCCTTAACTGCGGACTGCTCAAGTGTCTCTTTTAATTCTGTTATTAGGTCTTTGCCACATTCATATTGGAGTTCATCATGGCAAAAAAGTACTTGATAAGCTTTCCATTTATTTCTTTTGACAACCTCATCAGTCATCACCATCCAGCGTTTTGCAATAACTCCGGCTCCTGACTGAAGCAGGTAGTTCAGAGCCTTATGCCCCGAGTCAACGCTGATACGCCTGTCGTCGATGCTGCGTACAAAACCTCGTTCAGCAGCTTTCTTAGTTGCATTAACAAGTTTCTCAAGGCCAGGAATGGCATCCATGTAGGCTTGCCTAATTTCCTTGCCTTTCTTTCGTGCCTCGTTCTGGGAAAGGCTTTGGTCGTAGGACAACCCAATCTTTTGATCTCCAGCACCGTATAGAAATGCGTAAGTAACTGTTTTAACGAGACGACGACTAATGCCTATCTTGTCAGCGTTCTCCTGGTGAATGTCACCGTTGAGAAGAACATCTGCGTAGCGGCCTCCATCGTATCTAGCCAGATAATGGGCAAGCAGTCGCAGTTCAATCCCTGCGAGGTCAGCACCAACCATGCACATGTCAGGGCTAGCGCGGAATAGCTTTCTAAAATCAGCGTCACTGGGCACCTGGGCAAGGTTGGGTTTCCTATGTGCACACCGATGGGTGTTTGTAGCCACTGAGCAGTGGTGATGAATCCTGCTGTCTCTTACTAACTTCAGCCAGGCATTAATGCCTTCCGACAACATGCCAAGCTGTTTCGTTAGCTCCAGACAACGGAAGAACTGAAGAGCAATCGGCGTACCAATGTCTTTCAGGACTACCTCATCAATTGTGGCTTTACCTTTATCAGTGAACTGGGTTGGCTTCCACTTGTAGTGGGTCTCCATTACCCAGGCAATGTGATCCCTGGATGTAGGATTGAACTCCTTTAGTCGAGAGAAAGTAGCTCCTTCGACATAGCCGCTGGTTTTGTTAGCTCGTTTAGGAGTGAACTCCGATCCCTTAACGAGAGGGTGCCTGTCTCGTAGTAACTCAGTAAGACCTTCAAGTTCTTGTCTGAGAGTCGATTCAAGTTTCCATGCAGCAGGCTCATCAAAGTACCATCCATGTATTTCTTGATCAGTAAGAATTTGAGCAACTCTGTGCTCTAGCGCAACCCACTCAGGTAGGGGTGGAAGTGTTTGCATAGTTTGTGTGTTACAACAACGTCTTGGACGCAGTAATCCTGCATCTCTTGTGACCACTCTTTCCAATCAGCTGTCTTGGAAAAGTTTCCCTTGTACTCACCCAGCCGGTAACCATAGGCTTCTAAAGAATGACGGCCATACAGTTGAGCAGGCATGTGCTTCCACGACCTGTTGGTATCAATCTTCAGAATGTCTGTGTGGTACAGCCTGGACAGCACTAAAGTGTCAACAACCAAACCAGCAGGAGAAAACCAAGGAAATAGTTTATGAATAACAGGGCAATCGTAACCAATAATATTGTGGCCAATAATGCACGATGCGTCTTCAAGACGTTCAATGCCCCGAATAATAGGTTCCTCAGTCCCTTCGTCGTTGTAGACCAGCATTTGTTCCGCCTGGATATCAAAGATAGCCAAACAGTGGATACGGGTAACATCATTTAGAAACCCGTCTGTTTCAAGATCGAAGACGAGTGTCGGCCCATCCCCGATAGGTCTTGTCAACGAACTGGGCTCTAGTGACATCTTCAGGTTTCGGTGGAATTGGTCGGGTTAACTTAGAAATCTGTTGTTGCGTTGAAGTCTTCTGTTGCTTTAGTTTCATGGAACTTACAAGTATCTAGGTCGTAGCTCAAGTTGCACGCGACGCCAACTTCGCCCGAATAGCGATTTTTAAGGACTCGCACTGTCGTATTACTTCCTCCAGATGCGGCCTGTTGGTCTCGCTCAAGTGCGATAACTCCATCAGAGAGTTGAGCAATTGCTGCGCTTCCCCTGAGCTGCCCCAGAGTGACGCGAGCGCCCTCCTCGTGATTTTTGTCATTGGATGTGCGACGTAGGTGTGAGACAAGGAACATCGCCACACCAGTCCGTTCAACCAATGAACGTAGCTTGGTCATGGTGGTGTCGATCATTCGACGTTCATCACCATCCAAACCACTGAGAAGAATTGACAGGTGATCTAGAAAGATGACCCGTGCATCAAGACCCGCTGCCAGGTACTCAACTCGGTTGTAGATGAGATCAGGATCAAAAGAACCAAAGCCGTCGAAAAGAAAGAGATTCCAGTCAGCAAGAGTCTTTTGATAAGCGTCGGCGAGAGTAGATCGTTCATGCGTTCCTAGGTGGAGGTTTTTACCAACTGCTGCGGACATCAGTCCGAGAGCTGTGCGGCGATTTGACTCTTCGAGAGCCAGGTATCCAACTCGTTCACCGGAACTAAGAAGGTGAGTTGCCAACTCTCTACAGAAGCTGGATTTACCAATGCCAGATCCTGCAGTAATTGTAATAAGCTCGCCGTATCGGATCCCGTGAAGTTTATTTTGTAATCCGGCGAAAGGGTAGTCATGGTCTGATGGTGGAGAGGGTGTAGTGACTAGCTCTAAAAGGTTTTTCCCATCAACGATCCCATCTGGACGGTAAGGTTTCGCGTTCCAAATAGCGCAACGAACCGCCTCAGCGTCATTGGCAGAGAGGGCGTCTGACGCATCTTTGTAATCACCCTGGAGCGATGCAATCTTGCACTTGCCAGGTGGCAATACGCTTGCTGCCTCCTCCGTTGCCTTACGGCCTGCCTCGTCATTGTCGAAGAACAGGACAATCTCCTCATAACCCTGGAGCCAGGGGAGAGCCCGTTGAATCGCTTTCCTTGCCGCTGCGGCACCGCTAGGTAAAGACACCATCGGCCACCCCGGCATAGCTTCAAAACACGAAGCCGCATCGAGTTCTCCTTCGGTGACCACAACTCGTTTTCCAGTGGAGGGAAACAAATGTTGTCCAAAGAGACATCCTGAGGTTTCGCCTTCATAGCTAAAGACCTTGCTTTTTGTTTTTACTTTGCAGCCTTTAAGGATGCCAGCATCGTCGAAATAATGGAACCGTAGAACGTCTCCGTCTTTGTAGATCTTGTATTTTTCGCAGACTTTCTCAGAGATGTTTCGTTTTTGCAGCCGCTCGGCTGATCCTCTGATTGAGCTTGCTCGTGACATTGGTTGGTGAGTGTGAACATCGTTGTCGCTGTGTCCGTATGTATGACAGGAGAAACAAAAAGTGTGGCCATCAGAGTACAAGGAGTTTGCATCTGATGACCCACAGTGTTCACACGGCAAGTGCCTCACGAACTCGCTTTCGGAGTTGTTCGTAAGCATTTGCTTGCGCTTGGTGATAGTTGAACCAGGAGTCAAGGGCTAAGAAGAAACCCCTGACGATGTTCTCAGCAATCTCCGGGTTTTCTGCTTCAACATCAGCCAATAAATCGCTGAACTGTTGTTCGTAAAACTCCGGCGTGCCGTAGGTCAGGTGAGCCATGTGAGTGGAATGGTGGAATAAGAACACCAAAGGAACCCGTACTTCTCGGCCCATTTGGCGTAGGTGGTCTTTGATCCTTTGTTGATCTTGTTGTATGGAGCTTGAAAGACAAAGCGAATATCTAGTTCAGGATTGCTCTTCTTCACAGCGAGCATCTTCCTTCGATCTTCTACCGTCAGCCTTCCCTTGACTTCCAAGTAAATGCCATTAGGCAAAAGGAAGTCAGGGGTGTAATTGCACTGGAGAATATAGGGAACTTTTGTTGACTCGTATTCGTATTTGACCTTCAAGCTGGAGAGCAGATCAGCGACCTGCTGCTCCAAGCCTGATCGAAACATCAGAAGTCGTCGTCCGTGTCCTCCGTGACCACAGGAGTCACGTTCGGGTCATTGGCTTTGTACCCCTTCGTCTGCCCAAACAGAGCAGCCACTTCGGTTTCACCAAGGTCACCCGTATCGACAGCAGCACCGCTGTTCAGGGCAATCACTTGGATGCCCACCAGCTTCAGACTGGTGCCGTAGGTGACGCCATCTTTGAGCACATAGGGCTTCTGACGAAAGGCCAGCTTCACCTTGGAGCCGCTGTACAGGGGAGTGCTTTCATCGGTGATGGGCGTGCCTTCCGAATCGACCACAGGGGGACGGGTTTCGTCGTTCCAGTTGAACTTGACTTTGTATTTGCCTTCGCTCACTTCTTCCCAAGGTTCAGGCTTGAGCACGCTGCGCTTGGGGTTCTTCAGTTTCGATTCAGCCCATTTCAGGGTTTCAGTTCGATCCGCCTCCAGCAGTTCGATCAGATGGTCGTCAACCAGGGCTCCAAGCGAGTAGCCAAACTTGGAGGGTTTCATGATTGCCTGATAGCCTTCAAGGACAACAGGATCTTTGGTGACGTGAACAGTTTGTGCCATTAACAGAAAAAGTAGGTGGATTCAATCACGGATTCGGCCTCAAGGCCGCCGATGATCGGAGGGTTTGATTGGGCACCGATTTGGTTTCCCCAATCAGTCAAGTAGTCGCGCTCTGCAAACAGGTGCATGTAGGTCTCCCGTACTAAAGTGGACAGGATCCCCATGTCAGTAGCCCTGCACAGCACTGAGTCGTGGATCAATGCAATCGGTGCATTGAACCGAAGGGTTGACAAGTGAAGCAGTGACGCATCCAAAGAATGGATCAGGTTGGGAGCTGTTGCGTTTTTATGGTGAGACAAATCCACCTCGTCGGTTTCTCCAACAGCGGCGGCAATCTTGCACCGACCCAACAGTTGCAACTCAATCGATTGGATTTCTTTTTTCATGAGCTTTTGTGTGACGACAAACCCTGATGGGGTTGTCCACTTCAGCTCCTTAGCGCCCGATCGGATTGCTTCTGCAACCTGCTCTTCAATCCATTTCATCACAGCCATTGGACCAGGGACCACCTTGTTCATGGCGTCCCGTACAGCCTTTACGGTTGCGGTGAGATCGTCCTTTTCAACCTCAACACCCTTCTCCTTCAACGCTTCACGAATGTAGCCACGGTTGGAGTACGGCTTGGCGTTGTAGGGGATGGTCATGACCGTTCGTTTGGTCACTTTGCGGTCCATGTACGGCTGCACTGTGGCAGGTACATGGGGCCTGGCAGCCTCTGCAATCACCTTGTAAGCATCTTGTGGTCGCTCGCTAGGCAAGACATTCACAAGACGTGCTGTAGAGGCATCTCGGGCCAATCCAGCCAGGATCTGCAGACCGCTGCAGGTTGCATCAGTGGCGACCATCAACCCCGTGTGCTGACGATCACATTCAAGGATGCAGTGGTAGTACTCCTCACAGGCAGCCAAGAACTGCCAAGGCTCTTCCGCTGCTTCCCATTCACTGAGATTGTCGATGGGGTCTTTGGCGACCCGCCTGATCAACTCTTCGTTTTCAGCCACCCATGTCAGCCGTTCCTGCATGGGGGCTTTGTCCAAGCCGTAGGTGGTGGCGACCTGAAAGGCCAGCCAGTCTTCGGCTTCATGGGTTAGGAATGACTCCTCATAGAAGCGCAACAACGACTTGCCAAAGTCGGTGTCTTGAGGGGTCAGAAACGCAGGGATCGGGTACGCCCGTCCTCGATAATCAAACGACCAAGGGATGAAGAACTTCTCCCGCTCCTTGAAGATCTGAACAGCGTTCATCGTCATGCGGGTTCGCACGTTTCGCTCAAACGCTTGGGCGTTGATGTTTCTCACCTCCGCCGCCCGCCTCCTGTAATCCTTGCGAGAGTCGTAGTTCTCAGCAATGTCTACAGGCTTGGGAGGCAAAGGTAATTCGACAATCGGGACAAACTTGCCAACTGAGATCTGCTTCTCCAGAAGCGTCTCAGCCACCCCAATGATGAACGGGTTGAGGCGGTAGGCCACCTTTTGAATCTTGTTCAAAAAGGCGATGGGCGTTTCTCCCTGTATACGGGTGGGATCGCCCCGACGCACCATGTCATGGCCCCGCATGACTTCGTTGAGCAGGTAACCACCGCAGTGGTCGCTGCTCCAATCGTTGGGTTCGATCAACATGGGCCAAGCCAACGGGCTGAACAGTTCGGCCTGGCCCACCACCTGATCCTTGATCTCCAGAAACTCTGGAGTGGGGACGACGAACTGGGGGGTCTTGTTGCCCACCCGTTTGGCCTCCCGCATGAACCAGTTGGTGGATTCGCAGATGCAATCCAGCAACCAGCCCCCCAGCTTGATGCGGTTGGCGCGGCCCCAGGCTTGCCAATGGGGCACGTCGTAGCGGTTCATCAAGGTGCTGATCACCTTCACCTTTTGGTGCGTGCCAATGGAGCGGTGCCAGTAGTTCTCCTGCAGGGTGTGCAGCAACCCCGGCACCTCCCGCTCGTAGTGCCGCATCATGCACTCCGCTTCCAGGGCCGCCCCGATGGCATCGGTCACGTTCTGGATCTGGGAGCTGGCGGGCTTGACCCCGAACACCTTGTCAAAGGTGACCTTGCAGGCAATGGCAGCGGCCACCTCCGCTTCCACATCCGTGAGGTACTGCTTGATCTCTGCAAAGGCAACCCCAATCTTGCCTTCGTGGATGCGGTTGTTGGTTTCTTCGATCCGTTTCACCACCAACGGAATCAACGTTTGGATGGACGCCACGCCGTACACCGACGCACTGGCGTACTCCTTGTCTTCCAATCGTTGCGTGTTGTCCCGTAGCTGCTTGAGGCCTTGTCGGATCTGATCGCGTTCCAATCGGATCTGCTCATCGATCTGAGCCGGTGTGGGCATAGGCGTGAGTGTGAAGAATTGTGTAAGAATTGGACTCGACTGGGCGCCTAATATGTGCCCAAGTGGAGAGATTGAAAACCCTAATAAAAACGGGAGGTTTCCCTCCCGAAAGTGCCTGTCTAATGCTGAGGTGGATGCTTAACGAACTGTGATTTTGAGTCGAGTCCGTCTACCAATTCCGGCACGCTCCCAAGGGATTCCAGCGATTCTCAACGTTGAGACCGCTTGGGAAATTCATGATAGCAGCCGAAATCTCCACTGCTTTAGACGGACCTAGATACGCACGTCGCCTTGCGTGCTGACCCCACCTGTGTTATGGACGTACCGCTCGGTCATGGCCACTGTGGAGTGACCCATGGCGAACTTAACATCCATGATTGGAGAGCCTGCCGCGATGCGCCAGGTGCCGTAGGTGTGGCGAAACGTGTGGAACACATGGGCATCGGTGATGCCATCCACGCGGGTCTTGACCACAGACTTCACCGGATTAAATGCCCGGTTGATCTGTTGTCTGTTGATCCAGTCCTCTCCAAAGATCAAATCGTTTGCGTCCTTGTGGAAGCACAAACGCTCGGCAAGTTCATGAATCCGCTCCGGTAATTGAACGGTTCGGTAGTTGCCCGTCTTGGTGATGGAGTCCTTCGTACCACCAACGTGGATCAAAGGTACGTTGAGTTTGTAGTCAAAGTCCCGGCGCTTTAGCTTGCGGAGTTCTTGTTGACGCAGCCCTGTGTAGGCCGCAAACAACATCAAATCCGCCAACTTGTGACGCTCGGTCTCCTTGGCGTACCCACACAACTGCTCGACATGCTCTTTGGTGTACCACTCGGTACGACCCATCGTTTCTGCCTTGCGTGGGATGCGTGGCATCTTGGCGAGCATGTCGTGATCCAAGCACTCCTTAAAGGTGGTGCTTAAGAATGAACAGAACTTGTTGCAGCTGGAATCACTCCAGTTGTAATGGTCCTGCATCTCGTTGATGATTTGCTTGACGTTGAAGTCGTCAGCAATGTACGCAATCGGAATCGCGTCGCTCTCACAAAACTTCTCCAGCTGTTGCATGAAGCGTCTTGCGTTGTGCCCTTGACTGTTCTTCTCTCGATTGAGAGACCACTTGTCATGGGTTGAAAGAGCAAATTGGAAGGCGTGCTGAAAGGTCTTGATGGTGGACTTTTCAGGCTTGCGCTCCATTAATTTCTCAAGTCTTGTCGCCATACAGCAATTGGGTGATGTGGTGAACAAGCTGCTCCCCTTTTGGGGTCAGTTTGAGAATCGTTCGGCGTCTGTTGGTGGGATCTTCCTCCTTGGTGATCAGATTGAGGCCAGGCTTGCGAAGCCTGTGGAAACGGGAGAGCCAGTCCGTGTTGCGGCTGCCACTGCTGGTGGTGAAGTTCAAGTCCTGCTCCATCGCCGGTTTGTGGCACTCATTGTGGGAAGCCACGTATAAAAAAGTGGCTACCACTTGAGCTGGCATCTCTCGATCAAGGACGCGAATGGCTTCGACGACCTTGAGCAGTCGCTCGATCTGCGGATTGGTGCGCTGTCTTCTGAGTGGATCCATCGTATCGAGGACGACAGTCCCATTCTAGACGCAACCTACCCAAGTGGACAAGGTGTGCTGCAGGATCTCGCCACACATCCCAAAAGGAATCCTGATCAATGCCCACGTACAACGGGCCAAGGCATACAAGCGTCATGCGTCCTTTGCTACAAGTACAAATGTATCATCTACAAGCTGCTCCTGGGCTAGTTTTAGGAGTTCTTCACTATGCGGATGATGCATAACGTCCGTGATCAGTTGCTGCAACCGGCGTTCAAAGGTGGTTTCACTCATCGGAAGTTCTCATGGTGAGGTGGTGGATTCGTTCGTGGTCACATACAGTGAACTCAATACCAGGGGTTCGCATCAGTTCTGCGACCTTGTTTTCAGCCGCTGAATGACGCTGATAAACGTGTTCTTTAACCGCTCCAGTCTTGCAATCACTCACACGAATGATGCAGCAGACACTAGACGGTAGCTCCCAATTGGCTACCTTCCATGTCATTAACTCCTCAAACGTGTGGGGCTCAAACATGTCATCTGGAGCCTCAAAATAAGAGTCCCAATTGTTGGGATAGTACCGCTTACCATTCATCTCTAAGCTTCACATTTATGAGCTGGTCGTTGTGTTCTTGGGACAGCTCAAGAGCAGACCACGCTGCATCTTCTGAGCTGGGCGCTAGGATGTATCTAGTACCAGAACGCAGGGTAATTTCATACACTTTTGGCACAACAGCAAAAGTCATACAATTACCTTTCATGCGTTTTTATTTGCAGCCTTGGCAGCACTCCTGCGGCCTTGAGGCTTCTGGATTTCTTCCTTAATCGGTTCTTCTTCCTTAGTCTCCATTTCGTTTGTGACTGCTTGCTGCAGCACATCCCTGAGATCTTTGTACTGCGCTGCCCATTGATGTTGGGGAAAGTAATACAACCAACATTCAATCGCGTTGAGAAGAAGCCAACGCTCGCTTTTTTGTTCGGTCATAGGTGGTGAGAAATACGATCAAGACGGTGGATGATGTTGAGCAGTTGTGTCCTTGTGAGAAGGCCACGGTGGAAGTCCTTGAGGAATTGATCCTCTAAGTCCTTGAGTTGTTGGTGGTTGTATTTCATTCGACAATAAATGTTCTGGCAAGATGTACATCTTGAACAACCTCATTTGGTTGTTTGTTTGCTTCAGCAATTACCCAAGCTGATTCATAAGAACTAGCTTCAAAGTAACCGTTAGCAGTTGAGTAGGTATTAAGCCCAGGGCCATACCAAACTTGGTACGTTCTTGTGTTCATTCGTAAGAGTCCTCATCGATGTAGGAGATGTACTGCAAGTAATCTTTAATTGCGGCCCTGCGTTCATGCCAAGGGTCAATTGTTGTGAGCACTCGGTGAGCACCACGCTCAAATAACCCTTGCCAATAGTTACAACAGCCAGCTAGATTGTTGACCAGTTCGTAAGCAGTATTCTGAGAGAACATTTGGAGTGCGTCCTTGTGATGATTGTGAAAGGTTTGGGCACTAAAAAACTCCGGTTTGTGGCCGGAGTTAGTTGTTAGTTTTAGGTTTCAATTGGCACTATGTCGATATAACCTTTCGGGTATCGGTCACAGTATCCGTCGAGCACACTTTCCGCGTCTTCATAATTATCATATCCGTCGAGAATTTCGTTACCTTCCAGGGACCATTTAACGATTGCGTAATACATAATACCTAAGTGCATTGTGTGGATGTGGACAGGTTAGGCGGCGGTCACATACTTTGAGCCTGTGCCGTGAGCGTGCACAAATACATCAGCCTTGGCACCGTCACATAGTTTGCAGGTGATGCATTGTGCTGCACTTTGCTGCACTGTGGCCGGACACTGTTTGGCATAGGTTGGCGTCGCAACTTTGGAGACAACAGTGAAAGTTTTCCAGCCCATATCTGAGGCTTTCAAGTAATCATTAAAGCCATCGCAAGATGCCTGGAAAATACCTTTAAACGTTTGTGCAAAGTCACTTTCCCATTGATGGGTGTAACCAGTGTGCCCTTGTGCAAGATTGCTGAGCCTGATTACTGTATCTGGATTGATGATGCTGGGGTCACCATATGCTCCCCAGCGGATACGCCTGTTTCGCAGTATATGCGAAAGCCTGTGATAGCTCCAAACAGCAGGATATACGCCACGTTTGTAAGCCTTCCAGATACTGTTAGGACTTTGGCCTACGTTGACATAACACGACCTTGTGCCGTCAGCTTGTTTACGGTGTGGACAGTTGCCGCAGATCGTGACATCCTTGCCAGTCTGGACAGCTTCCACCGGGTTTATATCCTCACGCATAATCCAAACTTGCGCCATGTTGCCTGTCTTTCTGTTGCTACTTTCAAGGGTGAGAATAGCTACGTAAGGTTGGCCATCAATGGGTGATAGGCCACGGTCAATGATGAAGCCTTTTGATTGTGCCATGGTGGACAGGTTGGGTGAGTGGATAGGTTAAACAGGGTTTGACCAGGTGTCGCGTTGTTTCTGTGTGATCAGCTTGTCATCACACAATGAGTCGACAAAGTTCAGCCATGCTTCACGTTGTGCGATCTTGTCGCCGCGATACATGCTGCCAATACATTCCCGAAACTCTGCAACGGCTTGTGATTTGTTCATGGTGGTGCGTCCTTGTGGTTTGTGTTGATTAAGATTTGGGTTCAACACTGACAAGCTTGCGCTCAGGATTGTTGAACCACACTTCTAGATCTTGCGCGTACTTTGTAGCCTTTTTGAGAGTGTTGATGGGTCCGGCAAGTGTGCGCTCGTAACCATCTGAGTAGGTGGCAAGGAAAGCCATTGGAATGATCCTCCTGAGGGATTGTGTTGATGTGGAAAGTCTAGCGCAGTGGACAGGTGGCATGTAGGTGTGGGCTCGGGTGCAGCTGGCCAGGCTGCCGTATGGCCTCAGCCTCTCACCATCGGAGGCTGCCCGCTTGCCCTTTTTCTGTTGTCTATGTGCTGACCGCTGCTGCGATCTGTGGGCAATATGCTGCGGATGTGGACAGGTGTCAACCATCTTGTGCAGGCTGTCCAACTGTCACACGACAGGGAGGCGCTACAGATCGAGCCTAATAATTTTGTACTAGCCCAGTGTTGGCCTATGGGTTCCGTGGTAGATTTAGTGTTCCCGGCCCCAGAACCACGCTACATCTGGTGTTCTGAGGCCTTCTGGTGACTAGATTATTGATCTAGTAGCCCGTTCAGGCCACCCCATAGGGGGGATTTGCGGCCCTGTAGACGCGGTATATGCCTTCAGAAATTTTTGTCAGAAAGTGAGCCAGATCTGCTGCACTCTGAGACCAACTCACATCACTGTGATACGTTATTGAGGTGGGGCCGCGTGCTTGCAACACCGACCCCGTGACCAACTCAACCGGAATTGAGCTGATGACCCAAGTCTTACGAGCCCAGGCCAACCTGCAAGCTCTTTCAACAATTGCGACACGCAAACCAGTCCGTGTGACCGCCACCTTGTCGTGGTCAACCTACCAACAACTTGTTAGTAAAAGTACTGAAGAAGGACGAAGTGTTAGCAACCTAATGGCGTTCATTCTTGAGACCCATCTATAAGCCCCAGGAAGGCCCCTTAAATTACATTTAGGAGCCAGTGTACCAAGGAGCAGTTAAACGCATCTCAGGGAGGCTTGTAGAGCCCTCTGAGAGCGTTTCTGTGTAAATAGGAGTCACATAATCAGGCTCAACCTTCTTGGCTTCAGTATGAAATTGTTCAATAGCAGTGTCTAAATTGGTTTTAATCCGATTATCTATCACCCACCGCTCAATCCAGACCAGCAGACCAAGCAGCAGGTGATCAAACCAGGGGATGCCTTGTTTCCACGTCACATACAGTGTGTGGAACTCATTCAGTTTTAGTTCCCTCATTGCCATTAATCTTGTATTGGTCTAGTGCAAAAGCTTCCAACTCCTCAGCAAGTGCAAGCAGTTGCAGGCGATCACGTTTACAGTACAAAGCAGCGGCCTTTAGAACATCAGCAGCTGTAAGGTGATCTTCAATCGGTGCAAACTGGTAAGCATCTAGCACTGCTTGTGCAGCAGGGGAAAGGTCAGTCATCACTCCACATTGCCTCACAAACATTAGGAAGGTGTTGATACAGCAGGTCTTGGACTTGACCAGCTATTTGTGCGTGTTCCCTTTGTGTTCCATTACCAGTCCTAAGGTCGCAGTAATGCAACCAAGACCGAATGGTTCCATTCATGTACAGTTTGGTTGGAGCTGCCAAAGGAAGTACTTCTCTTGCACATTCTTTAGCAATGCCAGCATCAAGCATATCGGTGTAAAGCCGGTAAGCACTTAGGTAATGTTTACCGATTTCAAACTGAAATTTTTTATCCAGTACTTCATCTAAGTTATCTATGCTGTTCTGCCGGTTCTTTAGGTCTTGAGTTCTGAGTTCAGGTATCATTGGCATTTCATTTACCCGTGCATACCGTTGACTAAACTCTTGAAAGTTAAAGGAACGATGACGAAGGATCTGTGCAGCTATGCTTCTAGTAGTTTCTATCTGAACACACATGTTCACCATCTCAAAGGGAGACCAGTGTTTGTGTTCAATGAGGTATCTAATTAACCTAGCACTTGTCTTAGTGTTGGTTTGATTAGAAGGGTTAGACACTCTTGCCATATAGGCAATAAGTTCTTCTGCATCAAGGGTAATGTGGATAAGCTGAACAGAGTGAATCAATGGTTCTACTTGGTGGTTAGCAGACATACTGTCTAATTAGTGATATAAGTGATGTCCCTTCCAGGACATCCGGTATATCCGGAATTAAGTTCTTGAAGGGAGTGAGTTAAAGGTGGTACTTTTTAGATGTCCATTCCCAGGGACATAGTAAAAGGGGAAGATTGTCTTTATTTGACTTGTCTTCCCCCGTACAGGGGTTCCGGTCCACCCTTCCATTCCCCCTGTATACGGGTGGGATCGGTCTTAAACCCAGGTGGGGACTGAACTTTTGGAATTGCCTCTGGCTTGTCTTTTTTGGTCTAGAGACATGCCAAGAACGATGTGGTTGGTCTCGCATTGGGGGTCGTCGATAAACCCCTGGAGCATGTCGCTCCACTCCTCCATCTTTCGTTGTTTGACCACCTCCATGGCTGAGATACCCATGGCGTCAGTGAAGTACTTAACACCTTGAGCTAGGGAGTCGAGACGGTCATCGTGTTTGATGGCGTACTTTTCCCGACACATCCGACTCATCTGGTAGAACAGCATGTACAGGAGTCGTTTCTCTGGTGCGTCGTCGGGGTTGGAGTTGTAGTCCCACTCCACCACACCACGATCAACGATGAGGCGGTGTTGGTTCATGATGGGTTCCAGGGCGTCGATGATCCGCTCCTCTTTGCGGACGGTAGCCCGGACTTCTTCCACACCAATGGCTTGTTTGGTCTGTTGAAGGTGCTTCTTGAACAGCTCAGCCACGATGCCGTCACCAAAGTTGGTCTCGATGACAAGCTTGGTGACGTTGTACTTCTTACAGCCCCTCAGGATGTCAAGAAGGGTGGTGTCGGAGTAGCCGTCTCTGTACGCACGGATCTCGTGGACGTACAGGAACCCGTTCTTTTGGCTTATGTAGGTGGCAGCTGTTTCGTCTGTGCCTCGACCTGACGGGTCAACGCTGCATATCGTTTCATCGTACGCACTCCACTCTCCTTGAAGCTGCATCGGGGAGTAGAAATAATCACCCGGTAGGCCAACTGTAGGCAAATCCTTGAGCACATTACGAGGATCACTGCACCACACAACAGAATCCGGCGCTTGAGTCGGGTTGACAGCGGTAACGATGAGGTCTTGGAACTTAAGTGGGAACTTTTCTGCATCACTAAGACTCGTATCAAGCATGAACTGGAGCATGAAATTGCTCCGACCCATAGCGGCTTCCCGTTCCAGCAGGTCTTCATGACTGAAGCGGTCTGGATCCGTAATACCCCACGCTTCGGCACCTTGATCGATGTCCTCTTGGAGTTGAGGGGCGATCAATCCTTCGTATTGGGACAGCTTGCGTGGGTATCGAGCAGGCCACACAAACGGACGGTAGTTCCGTTCAGCCAGCTTGCGGTAAATGGTAAAGGTGGTTTGAGGTGTACCAAGGTACATAATGCGGGAGTCTTCCTTTGGGGTCAGGATGGACTCGGCTTCCGTGCACAGTTGTAGAAGCTTTTCTCGCATCATCTCTGTCATGGAGTTACCGGGCACCTCCACGTCATCAAGAATCATCAGGTCAGCACGAGAACCCGTAAGCTGACCCGTAATACCGACCGATTTGACGGACGGTGCCTGGGACGGAGAGCAGTTCACATCAAAGGAGATACGAGACCAACGGGCATCGTCACTTTTAGGACGCAGGTGAACTAGCCACGGTGTCTCGATGATCAGCTTCTGAAGGAAGATCGACATGTTGTCAGCCCGTTCCTTGGAAGCCGAGATAATCATGATCTTCTTCTCTGGGTTGTTGAACAGAGTCCACAACACAAAGGCACCTGTGATCCACGACTTACCAACACCCCGGAACGCTTGGATCTGTAATCGCTTTGGTCCGTGCTGCAGGTAGTCTGCAATGGCGTATTGAGCACGGGTTGGAGAGGGCAGATCCAACTGCCCCCAAAGTGCTTGTAGAAAGAGCTTAAAATCTTGCTGTAGGGACTCAATCACGGAGACCCCCCTAGGAGCCTCTGTACGGCGTTTTATAGGCATTATGATAGAATGTACCTGAGTGGATAAATAGCGGCCTTCCAGGGGCTTCTAGGGGCCAATAAGAGGCAATGCCGCCCCACGGTTAGGAGCGGCACGCATTTATGGAGTTAGTTACGCAAGACCTGATTTGCGTGCAGCAAGCATCCGTTCGCGCCTACGGCGTTGCTCAGCAGTTTCAGACTTGGGCATCTTGTCGGTTGATGCTTGGTTGAAGTACTTCGACGAATCAGCCTTGGTTGCGGCTTGATCGATCTTCAGGCTGTCCTTGACGCCTTCACCACCAGACTTAGAAGCAGCCTTTGGTTCTTGCTTGGGAGCCTCTTTGGCAACCGTTGGGGCATCAGCCCGTTGACCCGTGGCCTGATCCAGACCCATTTCCTTGCGGAAGCGGTTTAGCAGGGGGTTACCAGAGCCACCAACCTTGTCCCGGTACTCTTTAGTGCCTTGGTACAAGCCCTTACCGCCGTCGCGGTAGGTCTCGCTTGTTTTCGGTGCAGGCTTGGAGGGAGTGCTGGCTTTGGCCTTGGGAGAGGGGTTGCGGACAGCCGTAGTGGGTTGTTGGCTAGCACTACGAACAGGACGTGCTGGTTGCTTTTCTGCAGGCTTAGCAGCTTCAGTATCAGTGAACTTCGACTGTTCTTTGCCAGGAACGTAGCGACCGTTGGTTGCAGTTGACCCCTTGTTTTCCGGGGTGTCCTTCATGTTGTACCGCTTGCGAAGCTCTTTAGACTTCCCCTTCCAAAATTCTGGATTGGCAGCATCCTTTGCCGCACCTTGCATCATGCTGGCGATGGTCAAGGCTCCAATTACTTTGTTTGTACCAGCGCCTACACGAGGCCCTGCAAACATGCCTTCAGGAGTCAGTCGGCTAGTACCACGACCACGAGCCGTACGGACTTCACTGGAGCGGCTGCCTTGAGCAGCTTGCCGAGCCCTGTTCTCCGCCATTTCACGGCGGGTGGGCTCAGTCCGACTAGTGCCAGGACCAGAGCGACCAGGAGGAAGTTGGGGACGATTGCCAGGGTCAGCCATCGCTTCCCTTGCGGGAGGAAGCTGAGGCCGATCAGTGTTCACACGAACACGACGCACGTCTTGTCCAGACCCTTGCCGTTCACCCCACGGCTGGCTGGAGTTACCCACACGGTTTTGTCCTTGGCTGCTGGGGGGAAGTTGACGCCGGGGACCAGTGCGACGTGCGGGTTCAATCGGTGACTTTTGTGCGCGTTGACTATTAAGCTTTGCCTGCTGACGAGACCGCATACTGCCAGGCTTTTGCTTGGCTTTATTTTTAGGTGCCATTATTAGTTAATGTGAGAAAGAATCATCCCTTCACGGGATGGATTAATACCAAATGTGCTCCTCATCCATTGGAGCCAATTGTTACTACCTTTTGCCTGATTACACTGCCAGCAGCTGGGTACAAGATTTGATGTAAGATCTTCCCCGCCAAGACAACGAGGGCGTACGTGGTCAAGTGTAAGTTCATGTAATTCATAGGTTTCTCCACAATAAACGCATTGACAGTTGAAGTGTTCCTTAATGGCTCTTCTCCAGAGCCGCTTTGCTTCTGGACTTGTCATCGTTATTAGGTTTTGGAGGTAGTGATCAGGCGTAGGTAGTAACGGAGTCATGCGTACTTCTGGCCAGTACGGGGTCTGCGACGATTGGCTGAGGGGTTTTCAAGCTTTCCCTTTGCTGGACCTGTGTGGGAGGCATCCATTCCGTCACCGTTCCCGTAGGTGCCAAGCTGTCGGTTCAACTTGTTGGCATTTGTACGGATCTTTAGACCGTTGTTGGTTTTGTTGTATTTGGATTGCTGCTTTTGTCGGCGTTTACGTGCCTCAGGATTCTTTTTGTAGTACTCAGACGTGCTTTGTGCCATACAGCCTCCGTTGCACCATCTCAGGGTCTACCTTTGGCATCACAGACGCCAACTTATCAAGGGGGTTACCTTCGTAAGCAACCCCGCTGATGTCGTTTTTGGCCAGCCAGTCACACGCAGCCTTGAGGTCTGCAGTCGTTGCCTCTCCAGATTTGATACGAGCAAGGAACTCAGACGTAACAAGGTTATGGAGTTCGTTGAACTGGTCTTCTGTGGCTTTCTTTTTATTAGCCATGACGCAGAGCAATTTGATCTAGTTTGTTTTCGATGCGGACCATGTGGTCTTCCATCTTTTTGAGAGCAGTCGATAGCTCTTCGCGTTGGACGTACTTCTCTGCAATACGCAGTTCAACACGATCAATACGGCTATCGACTTCACCAATACGTTGGTTTAACTTTCCATGGAGAGCAACAACTCCTGTCAACGCTGCAATAGCAGCAGTGATAACTCCCTCAATCATTCTGCTCCATTAGGCGGATGAGTTTTTGGGCGTAGACGGGATCGGTGGCGTATCCTTCACGCTTCAGGAGAAACGCACAGTCCTCACGACTGGTTGCACGATTAACTCCTTTGTAACCTTTGTAATCTTTATACCACTGGGTAACCAGATGATTTACGCAGTCAAATGGAGTTGCAAAGTCCATAAACGCAGCCTTTATTGTCACTGGACCGCTGCCATAGTCTTCCCAGGTGGTCTTAACCGTCCCTGGACCTTTGATGCCAAAGAAGTTGTTCTTACCGCTCAGGGCGGTGCCATACGCAGACTCAAGTGCCCATTGGGCTGCCACAACTTCAGGAAACTTGGCACCAGCTGCAGCAGCAGCAGCTTCGATGCCATCCCATGTATTAGTGAATTGCTGCTTGGGAGGTTCAGCGGGAGGAAGCCTCCACAGTTGAACCCATTCCTGAGAATCAGAAAGGCCCTCCTTACCCAAGAGTTTCTCAAGGGCTTGGAGGGCTTTGATTTGGTTGGGCAGACCTTTGTAGTACTTGGCTACGTCAGTCAGCCGGATACTCATTTAAACGTATCCTTGAGTTGTTGGAGTTTGTCGTCCTCTTTACGCAGAGGCTTCAGGGCGTTGATGCCAGCAAGGATGATTTGGACAACGCTATTCGATTTCAGTTTGCTGTTGCCAACCACTTCGGAGGCAACGAACAGGCCAAGGAAAAGCAGGGTCTCATAGGAGACCTTAAGGCCAAGAATGGTAAGCATTGGTAGTTACCGGGTAAGGGGGTATGGTGATCAATTCCAGGGCAGACCTGCAGCTTTAGTCGGTTGACGCTGTTCGTCGAGCTGGGCCTGGAGAGCAGCCTCAACTTCAGCGACCTTTTCAGCGCCAAGCTTGTCTTTGAGCCAACCCACAACGACTTCAGGGGTCAGCTCGCTAAACGGAATCAGTTCGTCCTCAGGACGCTCCAGACCAATGGAGCCGTATGCACCAGCTGCATAGGTGTCGTCTTTGGCGTCAACGGTGTAATGCAGGGTGTACACGTAGCCGTCTTCGACTTCGCGCTCCATTTGGGCGATGTTCCAAGTGAAGGTGGTAGACATAAGAAATTGTGGATAAATAAAAAAAGAGCCCACCGATTGGTAGGCTCAGGTGAGAGTGGTTAGTGAGTAGGACTACGACGCCTCAAGGGCTGCAACTTTGGCCTCAAGGGTTTCGATCTTGGCGACGGCTTCTTGTAGTGCCTTAGTCAGCACGGGAATCAGTGCAGTGTGTTCTAGCCCGTAAAACTGTTCTTCTGGATCTTCAGGTGTAATTACGGCTTCGGGAATAACGTCTTTAACTTCCTGCGCGATAAAACCAAGATTGCGCCTAGCAGTTGATTCATCCTGATCTTTCATCAGGTAGGCAACTGGCCTTAGCTGCTTGAGCTGTTCGATTCCGTATGTGGAATCTGAAATTAA